GAAGGTATTGAAAATGGAATTAACTACGCTATAGCTGGTATTAATAAAATGATTCCCGGCGAAAGATATGACCTTTCACCAGTCGATCTGGGTGCTGGTGACATGAGAGCTGAATTAGAAAAAGATAAGGGAGCGTTTGAGATTAAACAGAAATCACAAGGTGAAGAATTTGCTGAAAGACAAAAAGCTCTTGATGATAGAAAAGCTGCTAACACAATGGGAGGAAGTTCCTCTGTAGTTCAACAGAATACTGTTGTAAATGAAGGTGATAAGAGTACACAGATTATGGCTACTGGAACTAATCCAGTAGATGTTCAAGCTGGAAACTTAGCCCTAGCTCAATAGTAAATGGTGTAAAAACTGGCCCCTCTGTCCCGCCGTTTAAACCGATATCACCTGCCGCTTTGATATCTTTCCTCATTGAATGTTAAGAATCCCCATCCTTAACTGTCCCACTAACTCAATTGAAAGAGTTAGTTTCAACCTCTGACACGAAGAGGTCTCCCAAATTACCTTAATAGGTTATAGTATTTATAACTTTCTTACTGGTCGTTAGCAAGTTTTTCAAAATAACTCATAGTGGTATCACTAGAATCTGATGAATTACTTACTGGTTGTGGGGTATCAGCCCATGGTGTACTCGACGCTGTCGCGGAAGAAGCTGATGTATTATCATCACTTATTGTCTCAGCTGTCGCTGTTGACACTTCAACTCCACCCAATCCTAAAGCTCTTTCTAATTTCAACTTAAGATCATCATAAGATTTGAATTGATCTGGTGCTATTAGTTCTGCTAAAGAATGTTGTCGGTTGTATAACGCTTCTAGTTCAGAATCATCTTCTGAGACTGGAGCTGGATTAGAGAACTCTGATTTATCATAGTTCCAGTATCCGTCTACTTTTCTAACTTTAAGTTTAAAGTCAGCACCTTCCCACATATCAAATGGGTTTACTGGTTTCTCATCCTCAAATTGAGGTTGCATAACATCTTTGATCTTCTCAAAGATTTTTTTACCGAAACGATAAAGCATTACTTTACCTTCATACTCTGGGTGAGCTGGGTCGGAAACAACTAAGACATTCGCTACATAATGTAGTCTTCTTTTTTGTTTTCTCGCTTGGTCTTTTTGAGCTTCATCACCACTGTTCCATAGAGTACCGTTATACTCTGAAACTGGACAATCATTCCCTAGAGTAGTCAATGACTTCTCAATGAACCATCCACCAGGCCCTTGAAATCCATGATCCCAATATTGAATCCATGGTAGTTCTTCTCCATTAGTTGCTGGTAAGAAACGAAGTACTGCGTACCCATTACTAGATTTATCTAGTTCAGGTTTCCAGAACCTATCGTCTCCATAGCTTTTCTTTTCCGATGATTCGGCTTCTAGTGCGGTTTGTAGTTTATCGAAGCCACCGCGACTTCTCTTTAATTCATTAAATGACATTTTATCTCCTTGTATATTTAATTGTTTATTATTGTATTGCATTATATAAAACTATTATAAGTTAATGGTTTTTTAATTCCATCGTTATATATAGTATAATCGATTTTTTCAAATCTGTCAATCACTTTTTTTATCTGTGCTTCTTGAGTACCTAAAAGTGAATTAGGATTATCAATACCAACCCTCAATCGAGGGGTTTCCCCTTCTCTTGTATAGGCATTAGTACCAGCATAGATATTCTGATAAGTGTCTTCTTGATAGTTCCATATTGAATCGAAACCGACAAGACATACCTCATCAAAACCCATTATAGAAGCCTGGGCCATAGCCTGACTTCCCGAAAAGAAGTTGACACTAAACATAGAGTCATCAACTGTTCCTTTCATATTCTGTATTAACCAATTGGGTTCTACCCCAATGATATGAACTTCCATGATATCTGATACATCATCTTCTAGTCCAAATATCCAAACATTATTTTTATTGTTTGGATTGGATTCTTTAAATGTATAAGACGAATCGAAGTTCATTAATATTATTTCTTTGTAGTCCATAGGAATACATTCGTAATCTGGAAAGATACATTTATTGTGTAGAGGATATTCTGACATACATATCTCTTTCAAGATACTTGAATCACCAGAAACTAAGTAGTCTGGACTATAATCCCTAAACAAAGCGTTACAACCAAAGGTAGTACCATCTAGTGTATCTAAATCTAATCCTTGTCTACTGGGCCCGTTACCTATTATGTAAGCGGTATCCATACATCTCTCATTATCTTTTTTAATTTTACTTGTTCAAACTCTATGAACGGTTTTAATTTTTTTAATCTATTGTTTTCTTTTGGCCAAATAAACTTTTCTTGAATGTCTGTGTCATACTTTGTGTATATCCCAAACATCATATCAAAGGATATAAATGTTTCGGGAGTAATCTTTCTACCTAGAAATTCTTTTAGAATAGCTGGGTGTTGACCACCTACTACATCAAGAGTATTTTCTAAAGTATCATACTTGTCATACAAGTATCTCATGTCTTCCGTGATAGTATAAGACAATTTTTGTTTTTTCTTTTTGAATTCTTTATAGTTGTCTTCACACTCATTGTCGAGTAGACTCTTAACATAATATTTTTGTTTGGATAGGTTAGCGACTAAAAAATCTCTAAGATCGTCTCTATGTTCTCTAGCTAACTTAGCGAAATGATATTTATCACTTCTCTTTAAGAATGATGGTAACTTCACTGGGACTTTACCACGGTACTTAAAGTAGTCATACGACTCTGTATTAAAATGATTATTAATAGCTAAGTACAGACAGTAAGCGTCAAATCCTTCTCTACTCGTCATTAATACTTTCGACTTCTTCCCATGTATGGATTCTGAGCTGATTGAAGCATTCGTTCTCTACGAACAGCTTCTTTCATTTTTCTTTGTTTGGCTTGTGCTGGTTTCTCATAGTACTGTCTATCTCTGACTTCTTGTACGATACCTTTTCGTTCACACTTCTTTTTGAATTGTCTTAACATAACATCAAAGGGTGGAGGCCCATCGTGTTTAGGTTTGTTAAAGTGTTTATTGTTCTGATATGTTTTTTGTTGTTGTGGTTTCATAATTTATATTGGTAGTTTAGCTGTTGATCCTTTTAGGAATCTTAATCCGATAGCTTCCGCTCGAATCTTTTCTTTTAGTGGTGGAGTTACTAATCCTTTTACAGAATCAGGTTCCAAATGATTTTCTTGACAAAAATGTACAATGGCGTCGATGTAGGATAGTTTTTTTTGTATTACTAATTCTTCGACTGAATTTGTAAACTTCTTTTTAGTTAAGATCATACATCTATTATATCACCATTCACTGAGGTGTCAAGTTTTTATAGTACTCGCGTGTTTGATATCTTTTAAAGCTCTAAGTATACCGTACTGTCTTTCATCTATCCCAAAGTTATTGTGAGAAATAAAAAATAGAGTGTATAATAACATAGCTCTACTCATCATCGGGTGGATGGTTATGTCCAATCATTTTATCGGGTTCCCAGTTTTTTATCGCTTGTCTAATAGCACCTTCGGCTAATACACTACAATGTAATTTTATTGGGGGTAAGTCTAGTATCTCCGCGATCTGTTTGTCTGTGATCAATTGAGCTTCTTCTATGGTCTTACCTTTTAACATTTCTACAAATAAAGTAGAGGACGCGATCGCCGATCCACATCCGTATGTTTTAAACTTAACATCTTCTATAACATTACCGTTCATCTTCATATCAAGTTTCATGACATCACCACAAGCTGGAGCTCCAACCATTCCAGTAATGACCGTCTTGTCATTGGGATCAAACCGTCCAACGGAATGTTTTTCGGGATTTGCTAGTACGGATTCGAATCTCTCTACTACTTGTTTTGAATATGCCATATTATTTTATGTGTTTTGATTATATAAGGTTATAAGTGTTATAAATAAAAGGGTATAAGTCAAACTTATACGAATTTATATAACTATTTATAACAAAGGATACTCCAATGAATGTAAAACAATCATGGGGTAGACACGGCGAAGAAGTAAAAGCTTCATCATTTGTGTTCTTTGAAATAGCTTTTTTGATATTTGGATGCTTGTCACCAATCTTTATCATCGTAGCTACTTCGAATGGACTATGAAAAAGTGAACCATAATAGAACTTAGGCACTACTCCTAAAGACCATACTCGGTTTTATACTGAGCTCTTAAACTCAACAACTGGTCTATCCAGTTGTTCGGGTTTTCTACAAACAACTGAGCTGTCTGTGTTTCCTCTACGGATACGATAGTTACTATTCGTTCCACATCGACTCCATATCTTTCTTCAAACATCTTAGCGTACGCTGTCTCCTGCATGAAGTAATTCTTGATCTTACTAGGTGACTTAGCTTTAGTACTAGTCTTAAAATCGATTACAGACACCTTACCAGCGAACTCTGCTATACAATCAACTCTTCCAGCTATACATAGATCGTCACTATATAATGAACCTTCCAACATATAGATATCTCCAATCTTATCAGTGATCTCTTTTGTTTGATTGAACATCATCTTATCAAGGGGTGTAGCTTTCTCTAACTGTTCCGAGATATCTTTATTATTGATATAGTCCTCTTGAAGAAGATGGTATCGTGATCCTCTAGCTGCCGCTTGTCCAGAGATTTTATTCGCTTGTTCTTCTCCAACATGAGCTCTCCATTTAGCTACCCATTTAGCACTATGTAATCCTGTCACTGTGGTGACTGACGGGTATTTCAAACCATCGGGTGTTACATAATATCTCTTACCATTAATTGTTTCAGTTGGTAGTGTTACTGATTCGTATCCGTTTAAATGATTAAATTTCATAATATTTTATTTGACGCCTTTTCGTCTTGCTTGTAGAGACGCGTGTTTCTTCACCACATCTCTTGTTTTAACTTCTTTACCAGTTTTTCTAGTATGTTGATCTGCTACTGATCCCATTGGATGAGCTTCTCCTACTTTTTGTAGTACTTCTTTAAATCCATGATTGTCTATATTACCAACAGAACCACTACTACCAGTACCACTAACAATACCTGGCACGGTAGTATAATGTCCTCTGATGTGTGGGTTGTCTTTTAAGTACTGTTCCATAGTCGCGATTGTCATTATTTTATTCTCAATGACTTCATCGGTTTCCGTATTGTAAAAATCGTATATCGGCACTAGTCTTCCAGTATTCCTTTTGAAGCTTCTTCTAAGTAAATCATATTACCGTCTTTATTAACGGAAACATATTTTTCATTCTTAGCTAACTTGGGTCTAGGAGGTCTTGAGTCCAGTACTTGTGGAATTGAATCCATCTGTGATTGAATCTTTTTAATCAACTCACTATCTGTTTTAGATATCTCACCAGTAAGTTCTTGAATAAATTGTTTTTGTTTGACAACCTCTTCATTACTACTAGTAGATTTCTCTGACATCAGTTCACCAATTCTTGTGTGAGCCTGACCCAATTGTTTTTGTAACTCTCTGATATTATCTCTGAGTATTCCTATTTCGTTTTCTAAATCCATTTTGTTCTCTTTCCTACAAACTCTCGGACAACCATTAGTTCTTCTGTTTTAAAGTCTGTTAGTTCTTTGGGCCCATAAAGAGTTCCAAATCTCACACACTTATTAGCAGCGTTACAATGAGTTATCCAATCATCATCTGTCATTAATGTTTTATGTTGGTTGTTATCTGTAAATTGATATATTGATTGACCCACCTTAGTAAAAAATTCTTCTACTGGTGAAGGATCATAATATCCTCTAGGTTTACCCCTATATGTGTTTCTTGTTTTTATACTACTTTCACTTGTCTTCATTATTTTTCCTTGGTTTAAATTGAATTACATTATCTATTTCTTTTTTTTGTAAACCCATAGGAATCTTTTCTTCCTCGGGGTCTTCAAGTTCTTCTTCAGCTAACATAGCCTCAAAATTATCATAATCTTCTATACCACCACAAGATACTCTAAGTGGTATCAAAGGGTTGTTCAACAATTCGTAAGGTATACTTCCTGTTGTTGAATTGGTGATAAGATCATCTAAAGCATGTGAGTTACGAATGTGACTATCAATCATAAGAGCGAACTGTACAGCTGTCTTATAATATTGTTGTCCTTCCCAACTTATTTCATCGGAAATAGTGTTTTCGGTTTCACCAAATATAATTTCAACTTCACCTTCATGGGTTATTTTAATAAAGGTATCTCCTACGACACCATCTATTTTATAATCACTCATTAAAGTTTCCTTTCTCGTTTTTCATGTGTTCTATAAACTTCTTGTAACCACGGTCATCAACAAATTTATTATCCTTTAGATATTTTAACATATACATCGATCCACTCCTTTCACCATTACGGTAAGAAAAGAAGACAGCCAAACTTACTAATAGTAAGTAGGATAGTCCTTGAATTAAGTTATATGTTATCATATTATAAGTACCTAGTATACCAAAATGGTACTAGTGGTTACAATGTTTATTTTGTAATTTTTTGTAATCTGTCAATTTGGGATTGGATGATCGCTTTACGATTTGGCCAATAGATATATTCTTTATCTTCATTCTTCATTAAGTTCTGTAATAATGGTAGAATAAGTTTCTCACATTCTACCAATCGATCTTTATAATCTAACTCTTTGTTAGAGTCGATTGATGATAAGTTTTCTTTGTGTTCTTCTAACTCTCCTAGTGTATTAGAAACTAACTTAGTTAGTAAATCTATTTTAACATCTAGTGCGTCTATCTGAGTTGAGTTAGCTTGTCCTGCTGAGGACTTAGCGACGGCTTTAAGTTGTTCGGCGACTTCTTTACCTATAGTGGCGTCTTCACCTGTTTTAGTTTTTAGTTCTTCTTGGTCTACAGCTGTAAACCCAAAGTCGTTATATTCACTCATGATTCTTTTGAAACCCAGTTGATCTTAACTCCTCGTCTATCAAGTTCGTTACGACATTTTTGTTTGATCTTAGATTTCCGACCTTCGTTGATGTACTTGATTAATTCTTCTTTAGGTACTTGTTTGATGTAAAAATGTTCTATCTTATTTTTACCTGTAGCTCTGTCTCTTGTGTTTGTTGATTGTTTAAATTTTATTGGCATTGTATTCTCGTATTGTATTGTATATTATATTGGAAAAGAATGAGGGAAGTTACTCCCTCAAATCTATAAGCTTACGAATCTGAGGATTCTTCTTCTGTAGTTTCGGCAACTGGTACATCGACACCCATTGGGGCTGTCACTTGTTCGGGTTGTTGTTCTTTCACTTCAGCAAGAAAGGATTCTCTTAATCTACCTACACCAGCTAGTTCTTCACCTTTAAATGCACCCCTTGCAGAGCATACATCTATAATTGAAACAACACCTGCTAGGTCATTGATAGTTACGATTTTAGTTTCCATAATTTTCTCCTGTTATAAT